TGGAAAGCCTTACGATCTTACTATATTGAAAGATTGGTTATCTTTTAACGAATCTAAGACTATAGAATTAAAGAAGAGCAATTTCATCTCTATCTCAGAACCTAATAGTAGATCGATTAAATTATATCTTCTTGAGAAGACTAGATATGCCACCTCATATAATGAGGATATTCTTCCTATATCCGACGATATGCCAGAAGTTCCATCAAAGAATGTTCCATCATTAGATAAAATATTTGATGATATCGTTAATGAACTAAAATCATTTCCACCAGAAAAGTTTAATAATTTTCCACTTCCTCCAATGATGCACGAGTTAGAAGATACTATGGCAAATTATCCAGAGATGCCATCTGGTCCCCCAGAAATGGAAGGAGACTTCATGGAAAAGAGAATGATCTATATGACCATGGTATTTCCACCAGAAATGATCATGAATATGATCACCGCTGGAATACTCAATCCAAAGGATTTGAGCAAAATCATCAAACAGGTCAAAAAAGATAATAAATTTACAGGGGATCAAACCAAACGAAAAGATTTCGGAAATAAATGGACAGACTGGAATCCAGACATTCATGGTGATGAATACAAATGAATACAGGGGCTTTAATTACAGCTTAAAGGGCCCCACTAACTATTTTCTTCATCATAACCTACACAGATGAGTATAATGAGAAAGAAAATCAAGTCAAGTAAATTCTAAAATAATATTGATTAATTTTATATTGATGCTATACTATGACCATGAAGAAACGTAAATCCCAAGATGAATTAGATGTTGATATTAAAAAGCTAAAACATTATGTGGATAATGTCAAATTCAATAAAGAAATGATTGAATGGAAGAAATTGATACAAGAATCTGAGGATTGTGACGAAAAACGACCTCCTGTAACCAATTACATAGCAGAATGCTTTTTAAAGATCGCAGAGCATCTTTCTTATAGACCTAATTTCATGAATTACCCCTATCGGGAAGATATGGTCGGGGATGGTATAGAAAATTGCCTATTGTATGCTCATAATTTCGATCCTAGCAAATCAAACAATCCCTTTTCTTATTTCACTCAAATAATATATTACGCCTTTTTGAGAAGGATAGAGAAAGAAAAGAAACAGGCATTCATTAAATATAAATGTTTAGAGATAAATGATTTAGACGGCAAGTTTGTTGATTGGCTTCGGGAAAACCAGGGAGCCAGCACATACTCTGAGTTCTTGCAAAAGACGTTCTTTCTTTCTGAACAAGATATCGAAAAGATGGAACCAAAGGAAAGAAAGAAACGGAAGAAACGAAAGAAGAGCGAAGACGAAATTTTCGATTAATCATGAAACTGGCAATAATATCAGATTCTCATTTCGGCATACGAAATGATTCCCCATTTTTTCTGGAAAATTCATTAGAGTTTTTCGAAAATGTGTTTTTCCCATACCTCAAAACCAATAATATCAATACGGTTATTCATCTAGGAGACCTGCTAGATCGAAGAAAGTTTGTTAATTTTAACACACTATCTCAAGTCAGAAAGCGGTTCTTTGAGCCCCTGAAAACTAATAATATTGATATGCATATTACTATAGGTAATCACGATACTTATTATAAAAATACAAATTCGTTAAATTCTATTTCCGAATTGTTTAGTGATCTTGGTCATAATATAAAAATATATGAATCTCCAACCAAACTTGTATTTGACGGATTGTGTGTTGGAATGGTTCCATGGATTTCTAAGACTAATGAAACTGAGTGTTTAGATTTTATACAAACCTGCGATTGTCCATTTCTAATGGGGCATTTTGAAATCATGGGATTTCAAGTAATGAGCGGCGTAATACATCATCAAGGAATAACTGAAAAGGAATTCAATAGATTCGAATGTGTATTATCTGGACATTTTCATCTAAAACAAACCAATAAAAATATCCATTATTTAGGCACACAATATGAGTTGAATTTTGGAGACGAGTGTTCACAAAAGGGATTTCATATATTAGACACAGAAACTCGAGAATTAACTTTTATAGAAAACACTAAAAAGATATTTCATATTATAAAATATGACGATACATTAGGTCCAGTAACAGTTGGAGAAATGTCTAAATATAAGAATTGTTTTGTAAAGGTCATAGTGACTACAAAAAACAAACCACTATTATTTGATTCTTTTATAGATGATTTATATTCATGCCTTCCTTATGAAATATCGATAATAGAAGATTATCAGGAAAAAATAAATAAAACAGATATCGATATATCCGAAGATACTATTAGTATTATAAATAAAGAGATTGATCTGCTTGACAAAGTTCAAGACAAGAGTAGACTTAAGGTGATTATTAAAGATTTATATATGGAGAGTCTCACATTATGAACGTAAACGAAATACCAAACCCCGAAAATACCCCACTTTTTAAACCCGTCACAGCAGAAGAACTGCAACCAAAACCAACAGATATGCCAATTAATCGAGAACCTTCTGGGGTTCCCATACGAAAGTCCCATAGTTACTATGCTGGAATGTTTGATGCTAAAAATAGACGATTCGCCTATAAAGATACCTTTGCACCATCCAAAGGCATTGTTAAAAAATCAAATATTAGTGGATATGGAGTATTTGCTATTGAAGATATAAAGGCAGGAGATATAATTGAAGAATGTCCTGCTGTGTTATTAGATAGCACATTTTCTCAAAATAAAGATTGGGTATTAAATAGATACGCTTTCACATGGAGTGCAAACACAGAAATTACTAGAGTCAATGGTTCTACTATGGCACTAGTTTTAGGCAATGGCATGTTATATAACCATGATGATCTTCCAAATGCATATTTTGTTCAAGATGCATATCTTAAGGTCTTTCGATTGTATGCTATCTCGGATATTAAAACGGGAGATGAAATCACATGGTATTATGGCGAAGGATATGCAAATAGGTTGCGAGAAGAAAGAACTATGACATCTGACCACCATATCCCAGAGGGATATAGGGAAGGATCAAATAAAGAATTAGTTCCAGAAGTTAAGAAGGGTGGATGTGGATGTAAGGGAGCTAAACCAAAACCAACCACACAACCAAAAATTCAAGAACCTACTGCACCAAATCAACCATCCGCAGAAAAGTTATTATTTAGATCTATGATAGTACCAGAAAATATTTTACCAGATGATAAAATTCAAGACAGTAAGATTTAAAAACTTCGGATCTTTTGGTAATATCTTTACCGAATTACAATTAAATAAAAATGCTACTACACTCATTTGTGGAAACAATGGGAGCGGTAAATCGTTTGCTTTTTTGGATTCCATAACTTTTGGGTTATTTGGTAAACCATTCCGAAAGATAAATATCCCTCAGATAGTTAATTCTATAAACAATAAACAATGTTTAGTAGAGATAGAGTTCTCTAAAGGGACAGATGAATATCTAGTTCGTAGAGGACTGAATCCTAAAATATTTGAAATATATAAGAATACTATACTCTTAAATCAAGATGCCAAAAGTATAGATTATCAGGATATCTTAGAGGATCAGATCCTCAAGATGAACTATAAAACATTCACCCAAGTGGTTATTTTGGGTAGTTCTTCATTTGTTCCGTTTATGCAACTGAATGCCGCGGATAGAAGATCGGTTATTGAAAACATCTTAGATATCAACATATTCACATCAATGAATGTCTTGTTGAAGGGTAGAATATTACAATTCAAAGAAACAATCAGAGAATTAAATTCTAGAATAGAAACAGAAAAACAGAAAATTATAATCCAACAAGGATTTATTGACACTTTACAGAAAAAGAGTACAGAAGATATCAAATTAGCAAAAGATAAAGTGGCACAGTTAAACTTGGAAATCGTACAATTGGATACAGAGATATCTGTATTAGAATCTGATATAAATCTATTAGAAATTAAAATAACAGATAAAGCAGCAATTACATCTTCTATTCAAAATCATAATACACTTAAAACTAAAATTGACAGCAAACTACGAACATTAGTGAAGGATGTTACGTTTTTTACAAACAACGTTACTTGTCCTTCGTGCTCTCAACAAATATCACAAGAGTTAAAAGAGAAAGAATTACAAAAATCTTCTATTAAACAAGAAGAGTACGAAGCCGCAATTGCAGATTTAACTTCAAATATAGAAAAATTTAATTCTAGAATAGAAGATATTAACACTATATTAAAGGATATTCAGGATAAGAAGATGGTAAGTTTGCAGAAAAGAACATCCAAAGAGAATACTAAAAAATATCTAATAGAAGCAACAAAAGAAATTGAAAAGGCTAACTATTCAACAGAACAAATCAATATAGAATTGGGTAAGAAATATCAACAGGTTACTACCTTATCTGAATTAGAATCTCAAAAAGAAGAATATAGAGATGAAGTATTATATTTCGAATATGCAAACGAGTTACTAAAAGACAACGGGGTTAAATCTAAGATAATAAATTATTATCTACCACATATAAACAAATATATTAACCAGTTTCTTTCTTCCATGGACTTTTTTGCACAATTCACCTTAGATGAAGATTTTAATGAAAAGATTAAAAGCAGACATAGGGATGAATTTTCCTATACCAATTTCAGCGAAGGAGAGAAATTAAGAATAGATCTTGCTTTGCTATTAGCATGGAGAGAAATTGCTAGAGCTAAGAATAGTGTAAATTGTAATCTGTTGATTTTAGACGAAGTGTTTGATTCATCTTTGGATTCTGTAGGAATGGATGAATTGATGAAACTTTTAACATCGGTAGGAGATAAATCTAATATTTTTGTTATCAGTCATAAGTCAGATCAATTGGTGGATAAATTTCAGAATCTTATCACCTTTGAAAAGAAAAATAATTTTAGTAGGATGTTATGACATATATTGATCAATTAAATCCACCGCCAGTATTAGAAACCCATGATGGTATTATAGTAGTACGAGATGATCTAATAGAAGGCGGATCCAAGACCAGATTTATTCAACCCTTAATCTATGAGTTTGCCGGCAAAGAGATGGTGTATGGATCATCTCCTGCCACAGGGTATGCTCAGATTGCCTTAGCTAGAGTATGTAAACATTTTGATAAAACATGTGTATTGTTTATGGCAAAAAGAAAAATAGAGAATCTTCATCCTTATCAATTGAAAACTCTATCGTTTGGTGCTATAATCAACTGGGTAGAGAATGGTATGCTTTCAGTAACACAAAAACGAGCAAGAGACTATGTTTCAGCGGATATAACCAATAGGAAGTTGTTTCCTATAGGATTTGATACGCCTGAGACAATCGATTCTATTAGCACTCTGGCAAGATCGTTACCTATTACACCGACAGAAGTTTGGTCGGTAGGTTCAAGTGGCACCCTAACAAGGGGATTACAGATGGCATGGCCAGATGCAGAGGTTCATTGCGTTTCTGTTGGTCATAAAATGGGACAGAAGGAATTGGGAAGAGCTAAGATGTATAAGTGTGAATTAGATTTTTCGGATTCGGTCGCAGCCGAAGATGCTCCTCCCTTTCCTTCTGTCCCTACATATGACGCTAAAGCATGGAAGTTTATAAAACAACACGCATCTAAAGGAGCATTATTTTGGAATGTCGGAGCATAAAATCATTTTACGAAAGAAATGATCATTTATTAAATAACAAAGTAAATGTGTATTTCGAAGATATAGTTTCTATGACAGAAACTGAATTTGAAACTTGGGTTATAGATATGCGTAAAGTTGTATTGGAAGGTTGGATTAAGCACAACACTCCACCTAGAACAGGTAAAAACGAATCTGATATAATAGCAGAATTCAATAAACTTACCTCATATCCTATTCATACATTTGAGTTTTTGGATGAATTAACAGATACTAACGATGTTGTTATAAACAAATCTAGAATTGGAGCGGAAGCAGATCAGTGGTTTCCCAATATGTACAAAACTAGAATTAACTACAATGAAAAGGATTCTGGATATTCCATATATGATTTATTTGCAGACGACAAATATTTACCAAGAATGATAAAGGGATCTAGAAGACATATTCGAAAAGATTCTTTATATAGTTTTGCTTGTTCTGCAATAAAGAACGATCCAAAACATTCTATAATTTCAGTTTCTACAGGAGTAGAATGGTTGTCTATCTTTTTTGAAAATCCTACAATATTCAAAAATCATGATTTTATATTAGAAGAACATGATAATGAATCAGGAACCAATAGTGGATACTTTCAAATAGAACAATCCACCATATTATCATTAACCAAAGATGAATTTTTGGCATGGAAAGACAAACTAGCATACAGAAACTATTCTAGTTTTGATTCTTCTAACATTCCTGATGATAAAATTTTCAGAATACGAGTATATGAAAAGGGACATAAGATATTCCCAAAATGTTTTCCGTCCTTTAGAATAGGATATATTCAACCTGCTGTTAATTTTCCACCATTGACTGCAAGATATCTTTACGAAAAATTCACAGAACACATAGAGGATCTATCGGATTTAACAATTTACGATCCTTCTAGTGGATGGGGTGGTCGCCTTTTAGGTGCCATGTCTGTAAAAGATGATCGTACAGTTCATTATGTTGGAACCGATCCGAATCCAGAAAATTGGATATGCGAAGGACATCAATCCAAGTATCATGCTTTAGGTGAATTCTATAACAGTATGACATATAGAGGAAATTCTTTTTTCTCAAATACAAATACGTTTGAAATATACAAATATGGATCAGAAGAGATTGGCAAACATATGAAGAAATCTGTTGATTTGGTATTTACCTCACCACCATATTTCAATAGAGAAGCTTATTCGGATGATGCAAATCAATCTTATAAAAAATTTACATCATATGATTCTTGGAGGGATGGATTTTTAAAACCAACACTAGAAACTTGTGTTGATTGGCTAAAGTCTAATAGATACTTATTATGGAATGTAGCAGATATAAAGGTTGGAGGAAATTATCTTCCATTAGAAGAAGATTCTAGAAAAATATTAGAAGACTTGGGTATGAAGTACATACAAACAATTAAAATGGCTATGGAAGGAATGCCAGGTCAGAATCGGTTGGATGAATTTGGTAAACCCAAATGTAAGAATTTTTGTAAAGTTAAAGGAACGTATTTGAAATTCGAACCAGTTTTTGTTTTCTATAAAGAGTAATCATGGCAAAGCGTAAAAATATTTTAGAACCCAGTCCGAAAAATAGTATAAATGAGGCACAATATGAGGTGGAAATTTATAATTCTTTTATGACCTATCAGGGAATTAGTAGTAAGAAGGATAATAAGAAGTGGATAATGGATTATATATCCTTTATAAACAAAGATATCTCTAGATATTCTCATGCCAATACTGGTGAATATAGTCCTTATGGTATATGGGCAAGATTTTTGTGTAGAAATATCAAAATTCCACAAAAAGAAAAAGAAGCATTAGATCAATTTCTAAGTTCATTAGAACTCAAATATGATCAAGCTAAAAAGAATAGAGAAAGTGCTACTAAAGATAGAAATAAAAAGTATATAGAAATAGTTCATGGATACTTGGCAAATATCAATACCTTTATAGATTCTGCTGCCACACTAATATTACAAAAGAAAAAGAAAGAAATAAATGTTTCTAAATTTTGTGATAAAATGAATGTACCAAAACCTATATTTTCAGAAATTGTAGAGTACATGAATAAGCAAGTTTCTGAATTAACCCTTGCGAAGAATAAAACAGACGAGCAATTAGTAGAAGGATATTCATATTTCACAGCAACACAACTTGAATCCTATATTCAAGTGTATGTAGAACTCATGCAATACTATTCTGATAAGATTCAATCATCTAAGCATAATAGGAAACCTAGGAAAAAGAAACAAAAAACAGCAGAGCAAATATCAGTAAGGGTTCAATATCAAGATAAAGATCCAATATGTGGGATCGTATCGATCAATCCATCTTTGGTGGTGAATAGTGATACGGTATACGTTTTTAACACAAAAACTAAAGCTATTATATACTATAAGGCCAAGGTAGGACAAACGTTATCCTTTAAAGGAACTAGCCTATTGAATGTGGATGATGACGCTTCTTGTGGTAAGAAGATCAGGGGATATGAAAAATATATAAAGTCCAATTCTTTTACTTTTCCTACAATTAAGCATATTGAGACATTCTTTTCAGGTCTAAATACTAAGAGATTTACACCAAACCCCAGATTCAATAAAAATACAATTATTATCCATACAAAATGAAAAACGCTGATAAGTTAAATTTTGTTGGTAAGTTTAAAATATATGATCCTTATGGGAATATAGCAAATTATGTTAAAGGGGATGTGGTATCTCTAGATAATAAACAATTTGTTGCAACACGGACTATATCTGGAATTTCTCCATATGTGAAATCCAGTGGATGGGAAGAAATATCCTCAACCACAACTTCAGGCGGGACCTCTATTAGTAATTATGTAGTTTCTATAAATGGCACAACAGGAGCAATTGCTAGTGTAGCTAAAACTAATGCTGGACAGACTTTCTCCGGCAATCAGACATTTAACGATACCGTGTATATTACTGGCAATCTTATTGTTCTTGGAAAGATAGAAACTGCTACAGGAATTTTTGGTGCAACTGCCAATGCTGTAATAGAACCTGTGGATAATATGAATCTAGATGGAGGCGAGTTCTAATACACGCCAATAGTTGACAATGTACGATATTGATGTATACTAACTATATGATTCTTCTCGATAATAACCAAATAATTCTTGCAAACGTCTTTAATAGTTTAAAGACAGATACTACAATAAGTGAAGATTTAATCAGACATTTATTGTTAAATTCTTATAGGTATTTCCGTAAAACCTTCCACGAAGAATATGGAGAGCTAGTAATATGCCAAGATTCGTCGAACTCGTGGAGAAAACAATTCTTCCCCGACTATAAGGCAAATAGAGCTAAAACCAAACAAAAGTCCCCATATGATTGGGTCGAAATTTACAGGATATTGAATATACTCAGACAAGAAGTTTTAGAAACTTTTCCATATAAAGATATGAAAATAGAATCAGCAGAAGCAGATGATATCATTGCAATTCTTGCAAAGCACTATCATCAAACAGAGAAGATTTTGATCATATCAAATGATAAAGATTTTCAACAACTTCAAGTATATGAAAACGTATACCAATATGGCACAATCAAACGAGATTACTTAAAATGTGAGAATCCATATAACACTCTAGTTGAGCATATTATTCGAGGAGATTCTAGTGATGGAATTCCCAATATTTTGTCAGATGATGATACTTTTGTGGATGAAACCAAACGTCAAAAAAGAATGACCGATAAAATAATCTCTGAAATCCTAATAGAAGTGCCAATTATAGATAAGACAAAGCATTCAAAAAATTGGAATAGGAATAGTACACTTATAGATTTTAATAAAATACCAGAAGATATGGAAACTACTATTTTAGAAGAATATAAGAAACCAAAGATGAGAGAAACTAGATGTGGAATACTTCCATATATGATTAATCATAGATTAAAAGATTTAATTTCATGCGTAGAGGAGTTTTAATATGAAACGTGAATTTCACAAAAAAGATAAAAGTAGACCTTTTGAGAAAAGAAAAGATAAGGCATCTATTCAAAAAGAAACCATTTCGAAAAAACTAAGATTAAAAAATAATATTAAGAATTTTAGTGACAACAGCACACAAGATCACTATAATGGTAGAGATAGGGACATCGATGACCTATACAACTTGTAAACATCGAAGGAATTAATACTATGACAACAACCACAACAGATATCACACTAAGTAAAACAACGTTAAACATTCTTAAGAATTTTTCTACTCTCAATTCAAATATTCTTATTAAGTCGGGCAATATAATCAAAACCATCACTCCATCAAAGAATGGTATGGCGGAAGCAAAAATCGAAGAGACATTTGACACAAGTTTTGGGATCTGGGATCTCAATAAGTTTTTGGGTGTCATTAGTCTATTCTCGAATCCATCTTTGGAGTTTGGTGAAAAGTTTGTTCAAATCCGTTCACCCAACGGATCTTGTGTCAAATATTTTTATTCTGAACCTAAACTCTTGACTGTTCCAACCAAAAGCATCAATATGCCAGAAGTTGCGATCACCATGTCGATGACCGAGAAGATGTTTGTCGATTTGCAAAAAGCATCAGCAGTAATGCAACTCCCAGATTTGTCTATCGTAAATGAAAATGATAAAATCTTTGCATTGATTTCTGATCTACAAGATCCGACTACTAATAATTATCGAATCGAAGTCGGAGAGAATAAATCAGATGCATCATTTAGTTTAAACTTTAAGATGGAAAACATAAAGATCCTTCCTGGCGATTATGATATAAGTCTTGCAAAGAACGTCGTAGGTCAGTTTACCAATAAGAATATTGATTTGAAATATTGGTTTGCTATGGAAACTTCGTCCACATTTAGTGCATAATATGATTTTTAAAACTAATGAATTTTTGTGGGTTGAGAAATACCGACCTCAAACGATAGACGATTGTATTCTTCCCGTATCCTTGAAAAAAACATTCAAGGATATGGTTGTAAAAGGAGAACCACAAAATCTTCTATTGTCTGGAACAGCCGGGACTGGTAAGACTACAGTAGCACTAGCATTATGTAATGATATTGGAGTGGATAAGATTGTAATCAATTGTTCTGAAAACGGAAACATAGATACACTTCGAACCGATATTAGGCAATTTGCTAGTACGGTATCGTTGACAGATGCCAAGAAGACGGTTATCTTGGATGAGTTCGACTATAGCAATGCACAGAGCATTCAACCCGCATTGCGTGGTGCTATAGAGGAGTTTTCCAATAACTGTCGATTTATTATGACTTGTAACTACAAGAGTAGGATTATAGAACCCCTACACTCCAGATGTACATGCATAGAGTTCACGATCAAAGCGTCAGATAAACCCAAAATAGCTAAAGAGATGTTTGAACGATGTTCATTCATTCTTAAGAACGAAAAGGTCAAATATGAGGAAAAGGTTCTTTCCCAACTCATAATTAGGCATTTTCCAGATTTCAGACGAGTATTGAATGAATTGCAGAGATATTCTGTATCTGGTATCATAGACGAGGGTATTCTCTCTAATTTCTCTGAAATCGAGATAAAGACCCTTATCACAGCAATGAAAAGTAAGGATTTTGGGGGTGTTAGGAAGTGGGTGGTGTCGAATATCGACAATACTCACACGGAGGTCTACAGGAGCATCTACGACCACTTATATGACATTGTGGTGGGGTCTAGTGTTCCAGAAGCAGTCCTTGTTTTGGGTGAATATCAATACAAGTCTGCATTCGTCGCAGATCAGGAAATTAACATGGTTGCCTGTTTGGTAGAATTGATGATGAGATGTGAATTTAAATAATGGAATTAAAAGATTTCCTAAATTCGATCAATAATAACAAGAAGGATCTCATATCAGAAGATCCCCTTTGTGAAAAGGATTACCTACCATTCGTGACCAATAGGTGTCTTTCATATTTTCTTGATACTGTGTTTTATGTAAATGAAATGAACGGTAAATCATTCTTGTCTAAAAAGATGCAATATGATTATCTTCGACAAAAGATCACCAAAAAGTCCAGATTCAGCAAGTGGCATAAAAACGAAGCAAATGGTGATATAGACTTGATAAAAGAATACTACGGATATTCGACTCAAAAAGCTAAACAAATACGACATCTCATAAGTGATGCAGAACTGACACTAATTAAAGAGAAATCCTTCAAAGGAGGTCAAAAAACCAGAAATCCTAAATAATATTGTTTAATTGGAGATTTAGATGGATAACAATATTGATGATGTGTTTTTGGGATTAGGCATAGAGATAACTCTTAAGAGTAAAGAAGACTTCTTAAAAGTTAAAGAAACCCTGACCAGATTAGGCGTTTCCTCAAAAGCACAAGATAAAAAACTATACCAGTCCTGCCATATACTTCATAAACGTGGCAGATACTCTATAATGCACTTTAAAGAAATGTTTTTGATGGATGATCTCGAGAGTGATATAAGTGATGATGATATCGGTAGAAGAAATACAATAGTAAAACTGTTGACTGATTGGGGTTTGATAATACCAAAAGATCCAAACTCGTACGCAAATCAATTGAGTCTTGCAAGAATCAAAATACTTTCATATAAAGAAAAAGGCGAGTGGGAATTAATTCCT